TTCTTTAACTAATTGTTTTTTATGTTCCATCATGTCGACTAGATCGTCGAATCGGGGAATTTCGGTGTCGAAATATTCTCCCTGATTTTGTGATGCTCCAAGAGGTAATCCTCTAGAGTGTCTGTCTAGTAATTGTCTGATGGACAAATTTTGGTCAGGAATTGTGTTAACAGTCTGATCCATTTTCTTTCCTTTGTACTTTGATTTTTGATAAGCATTTTTAAGTTTCATAAGTGTTAAATTTTTAATCGTTTTAGCATTTGCTGTTTATTATCTCGTCTGATAATATTTTTATAATGTTCATGCTCGTCTTTTCCTGAGTTAAACATTTCTTCGAAGTTTGTTTCTTGTTCTTCGATATATTTTTTATACATTTTTTTTAGCTCTGATTTATCAAAGATTTTTTCTTTGTAATATCTAGGCATTGAAATAATTTGTCCTGATTCTCTAACTATGCAGAAAATTTCTCTGTCTTTGTAATATTTTTTCATGGCATTGGATAAATATCCAAGTCCCATACCTTTTGACATTAATGAAAATTCTGGTAGTCTGTCGTCGTGGGTGTTAAACCTTTGAAAGTTTGATTTGGTTATATAACCAACCACGTAATTAATAGTAAGTTGATTATTGTTAGCAATGTGTATATGACCTTTAGTCCAAGTGTCAGCAATGACTTGAGGACGCTCAATAAGAGATTTAGGCAAATTGAATAAAATAGCATGATAATGAGGGCGGTGTGTATTGGTTCCATATTCTCCACAAGCGTAATATTTAAGTTTGTTAGTAGGGCACTTTTTTCTTAGTCTTTTAAGAAAAAGTTGATAATCCTTTTTTACAAGGGTTTGAAAGCCGTTTTCTGAAATTGGGGCCTTTTCGTATGTTAATGTTATAAAGCATGCTGATGAAGAAGTCTTTGCTTCTTCGTTTAGCCTGAAGCTCCAGTGTGAAGCTCGGCGTTTTTTACATGCAAGGCATTTACCGCATGGTACATTGACCATTAAGTTCTGATTTTTATAATCTTTCGATTTATTACGGACTCTAAATGGTGTAAAACACTGCATAATGATGGTTTTTAGTGTAGGGGGGACCAAGCAGGTCCCCAGACCTACTTATAATCTAATACCGCCTCTAGCTACTCTATATGAGTTATATTTTCTAGATTTCTTTTTTTGCATTCGGGCTCTTCTTTTGAAAGCCATGCCTTTTCTTTTGATTCGTTTTGATCTTCTGTATCCCATGATTTCTAAATTGTTGGTGTTCCAAAGTATGGCATTAATCTTGTTGCTTTTACTTCGTTGTGTAAATACACATATAAATGTTCTTCTCCTGATGGTACGTTAAATACTCTGTCTACTTCTGCGCTATCGCATTCTATAAAGTCAGCATTTAAAGTTGGTTTGGTACTAAATATTCTTCCCATATGCCAGAAATCTAAAGATGTTCTGAATGTTCCGTGAACAGTAGATGGAATATATTTGTACTCTGCGTATCTCGGTGTATATCCGAATACTTCTGCATCTGTTGGATTATTTTGGTGGTAAAGCTCTTCGTTATAAATTGGTTGTTCTCCAATATTTGCAAAGCTTGGCCAATAGTAATCAAATTTGTCGAGTTTTTTCCAATGTTTTGGGACTCCTTGTTGATAAGCGGTTTTGGGCATGACTGACATAATACCTATAATGTAACCGTGTTCTTCAGCTCTGTAGGAAACATAATTTGATGAACCTACTGATACTCCGTGTCCGGCCATGTTACCTTGGGGTGATGGTTCATTTGCGTTTGCAGATGTCTGCAGAACTTCACTTATGGTAATTGGTGTTGACGATCCTCCAAGGAATTCTGGCCTTTGTAATCTAGCATCTGATGATCTAACGCCGAAATGAGCTGTTATTATTTCTATGTATCTGGCACCGCCTCTAGCGTTTCTTTCAAGCCATTCTTGTAACCTAAATGCTCTTCTTAAATCGTTTATAGATGATGCAGTAGCAGTTGATAAATCAACTTCGTGTGTATTTGAAACATCTAGGTTATAATCTCCTTGTCCTGGATTATATCTTAAACCACCTTGAGCACCTGATTGAATTTCTGGAAAAGCAGCTCCAGAAACGATTGATCCTCCAGCTGAAGCTCTATCTCTTAAATAAGTTTCGTCATTATTTCCTGAGTGTTGAAATTCTCCATATACTAATGGTGCGCTTGAACCTAAAGGAATTGTGGCTTCTGGTCCTCTTTGAGTCCAAGGAAGGGCAGAGGTAAAGTAATCATGTTGCCATGCTCTTTTTTTCATTGAACTAAGTTCAATTGTATCTGTATTTGTTTGTGTTCCGTCTGATAACGTAACATCAGTTTTAGTTATTAAATTTTCGTCTCTGTAATAATCTTGATATATTTTCTGATAAGCGGCGAAAGGTAAAGCAGATACGTTTTGTAATTGATTCCCTGTTGGTAATCCTAAGTAATCGGCTAGTGTTTGAACTCCATATTGAGTTGGAATTGTTAAGTCTACGGTAGGGAATGTTGGGTCTGCAAGACCATCTTCTCCACCTGATATAAAGTTTTCCCAGTTTGGCCATAATATTCTGTTTGGCACGAAAAAGAAGTGACAATAGACACTTGCTTGGTGCATGATTGGTGTGATAAGTGGTGCAAATCTTGTAAGATTAGTTGCTTTGATATTGAATTTATCTCCTGGTACTACTTCCATTACGGAGATTGGCATTAATTCTCCGATTTTCCCTGAGAATTTTCTATCGTGTGATAGGTCAAATGTGTTTGTTTGTGGTCGTGGCATAGCCACTTTACTGAATATACTCATAATTATTTTTTGATAAATGATTTTAAAATTTTAGCTAATGGTGATGATAAGTTGTTTAATACTTTTGTACCATATAATGTATAGATAAGCGCTTTAATGATTTTTCTATCTTCTGGGTTATTTGGTGATAATCCTAAAGAGTTAAATATTACACCAATTGTGTTTCCTTTTGGGAAACCACCTTGTGCATATTGTGCATCAACTTGTCTTAATTCTGCTGTAAATGCTGAAGTATCAGCATCTGCTACTAATTTATTAATTTGCGATTGTGTTGTAGATTGAGTTACTTTCTGTTTAACTTCGTTAATTGCATTTGCTATTTCTAATGCTTTGACTTTTCCTCCAACAAGAGCATCAATTTGTTGTTTAGCAGATTTAGATTGGGCAGCAGTTGCTAAGTTTTTTATTTGATTAGAATTATTTACTCCAATTTGTGATTGTAATAAGGCACCGTTAATTGCAGAAGGTACTGGATTTTGTATGTTATATGGTGCAGCTTTTGAAGCAGATATGGATCCAGCGACTCCAGTATTAGCTTGACCAGATCCATATATTAAGTTTGGGTTTAAACCTGCCTCTTGTAATCTTTCCATTTGTTTAGTCGGAGTATTGTATGCATTTTGCATTTTCCAAAATTTAATATTTTGGGCGTCTGCGGCTTGTTGTCTTTTTTTTGCTCCTATATTTCCAATTATAGATGAGCCTATTGAACCTGCAGCTGCAATTCCTGCGGCTATTAATGGTGCTGCCATAATCTATACTTTTTTAAGTTTTGTTGGTATTGTTACTCCAGCTTTTTCGAAATTTAATTCCGAAAGTTGTTTGTTTGTTAACTGAATTGTATCTTGAACTCCTTTAACCAGATCATCAAAGTTGATAAGCCTAAGTTGTAAGAGATCGAGTTGTTGGTGGCAAGCCACACAGTGTTGTAATACGATTTTTCGAATTGATTCATCGTGTTTTTTTTCTTCTTCAGTTTTGAAATTTTTTGTTTCCATAAGTGTTAATTTTATTTGAACTATAATTTATAGTATGTTAAACCAGAGGTAGATCCTCTGTTTGTTTATGCAATATAGTGATTTTTTTTTACTTTCCAAATCTGTGGATTTTGATAGTTTTTTTTGACACGTTTTTTCTTTATCTCCCCTATTGTACTTTCACTGCGTTTTCGTTTTTTGGGTCGTTTAAAGTTATTTGGTGTCAATTAGCACTAATATATCAAGTATGATATTAGTGCTAGCGATTATCATCGCAGTTTTACCCAATAAAAATGCCGAATCAAGATTCAGCACTTTTTATAGGGTTTGTTTTAGCTACTTCTACGGCTTCGGCAGTAGCTTTTTGTTTTTCAGCTTGAGCTTTTTGCTCAGCTTCAATTTTTTTAGTTAAAGCTTTATG